ACGAACCACTCACCTACGAGGAAAGCCAGTTGAGCAGTGCTCTCAACAGGAGCAGAGTCATCAGGGATGTTGGTTTGATCAGTCATGATTTCCTTGAGATTAAAAAAGCTACCCAGTAATTAAACTGGGTAGCGAAACATCAGCTATGCCAACTGATGTGGAGACAGGTTACTTAGCAGCAGGCTTGCCGAACAGGCTCGATGCAGGCTTGGCAGCACCAGCAGTAGCGGCTGGCTTAGGTGCAGTACCGGGAGCACCAGCAGCAGGTGCATCCTTGCTACGCTTGTCCAGTACTTGACCCTTGTACTTGGTCAGCCAATCAGTGTAGAACTTTGGTTCTTCAGCTTGAGCTTCGATTTCAGCAACAGTCATGTTGTCTTCGTCACGGAAGAACTTATTGATTTCGTTCTCTTCACGAGTTTCAGCGGTAGGATGGTACTTACCATCATCACCTTTAACTTGCTTGCTAACTTGTTGACGCAGGATACCTGCCTTGATCTTGGCACCGATCAGTGGAACGATGACAGGCATCTTCTTGATGACCTTGGCTTTGGCATTGAAGTCATAGACCGAGATGGATTTCTCTTCCACTTCATCTTCCAGATCAGCCAGTTCACGGCCCAGCGACAGCAGGCACAGGCCATTAACTTGCAGGTAGCCCGGCAGGTATTGATCCTTGCCTTCCTTGTCCTGATAGGTCGAACTAGAGCCTTTATCCACACCACCAGTGATGTAGATGGTTTGATTGATTTCCTTACCTTCTTCAGTCTTGAAGGTCAGGAAGACGCCAAGTGCGCCGCCCTTACCATCTTTTTCTTGAGACTTTTGCAGGTAAGCCATGCTGACAGTCAGCGGGTAAACATCCGAGTCCAACAGTTGTGCACCACCGAGCGAATCACGTTCAGTTGCAGCAACATTATCCTTCTTCAGACCTGAGAGAAGAGAAGCCATGGTATTTCCTTTCGTGGGGGAGTTGAGAGTGTACAACAGGTGTTAGCTACGTTCAAGCGTAGTATTCACGCAGTCGTTTAAATACATGTTCTACATCGTTGTCGATATAGGTTTCTTGGATAGACCACATCTCAAAAGGAGCACGCAGACGTTCGTTTGAGGTTTCTTTGGTCAGTCGAGTTTGGAACACATGCTTGTAGCCAAGGATTTCATCTTCCTCAGTGATGGTAAGCATGTCATTCTTGTAGTTCTTCAGTTCCTTTAGCTTTACCTTCTTGGTAGCGATGACCAAAGAGAAGTAAGCTTCAAGTCCAACGTTCTTGGTAGAACCCTGAACAGGCATAGCTACTTCAGTAACCATCTCTGCTTCATTCTGCTTGTCGGCAGTATGGCTGATGAAGATTACATTCTTGGTGCATTTAGCAACCGTTTGCTGGAACAAGGACTTGTTGAACTGAGCGAACTGGCCCCATGCTTGCATACCGTTAACAGCACCGTTGACGTACTGGGAGACATACATCTCCAAGAAGAACGACAGCGAGTCAACTACGACAGTATGAATCTCAGGCATGTCTTCCACTTCTTGGAACAACTGGATCACTTGATACGGATCAGTGATAATGATTTCCTTAAACTTAGAACGGAATGGAAGCTTCTTACCTGCTTCACAGTTAGCGTAAGCTACGCCTTCTGGATTCTTGATACCACGCAGGGATGCTGATTTGCCTGTCGAGGACTTGCCAACGACTGCGAATACGAAGTCATTGTTGATAGGGATAATAGCGTCTTCACTCATAGTGATTCCTTGGTTTGAGAACAGGCCGGACAGAACCGACCTGTATGTTTCCAAATGCGTGCCCGAAGGGCACAGTGATTACGGTCGAGCAGTCATCTTATTTGCTACGGTCTTGAGAACAGTAGCATGGAGTTCTGCATCATCCAGTTTGTCAGGCAACTTAGCATTCATTGCAAGTACCATGTCATTTACTGAGCCGAAGTTATAACCGGCATCAACCAGAATCATGGCATAACGAAGAAGCATATTGTTACGGTTACCGTCACCAGTACTATTAATAACCCAACGTTCAAGGTTATCCAGTTCAGCTTGAGATTCCAGCTTCTGCTTACGTTGCTCGTTCTTACTGGTTTTAGGGATGAATGGGAGCACATCAAGTACATTACCTTCGTTGTACTCGTAATGCATGTTCCATGACAACCACTTACGTGCACGTTGATTAGTTGCTTCATCAACTTTGAACGGAAGCCATGAGTAGATATTCTCCATGAACTCCTTATACTCCGGAGCAGTCATGTTCAACTCATAGTTAGCTGGCAAGATCAGACGGAAGCAGTGTCCTTGCGGATTGCTTGGGTCATGACTCTTGGTGGTGTACAGCAGGTATTTGTAATCACCCATCACCAAGCGAACTGTTTCGATACTGGTTCCACCATCCACATCCAATACGATAAGATTGAATCCCGGCAAGCAGTTTTCTTCCTTACGATGACCGTCACCAGTCTCACCATTTACGAGATGGTGTGCAACCCAATGATGACCGTCAGCCTGAGTAAGCATATGAAGCTCATCAAACGGACCACGTACATTCTGATAGTTAAGTGCGATATCGGTACTGTACGAGATAATCATGCTATCCAGACTGGATTCCTTGAGGGATTCACCACGCAGGAAATCAATACCATCATTCACAGCTTTCTTGATGATGATGTTATTACGATAGCCCCATGCGGTAGCCAAGGTAATCAATTCCTGACGTTGAGCAGCATTGCCTTTAAAGAATGGCAAGTCAGCGATCAGGTCAGCATGAGTCACATCAGCTTTGCACGTAGCAAAGTACTTAGCCAGTTTGACATATGGCTTATCACGAGTAAGTAACGAGTGGAATGCTTCACCAGATTCCTCGGCCAGTTTAATGGCGTTATACAAGTGTTCCTCTGTCACTTCACCGCAATCATCAATGAATGCATATGCGCCTGCCAGCTTCAATGCTTTGAAGTAGCGGTGACTCATTTCAGCTTTCTTGATTTCCTCATGCTCACCGAAGTCTTCAGCCTTCTCTTCACAGAGAATCTTATACTCAAGCAGGATCAGACTGGTTTCCTCAGTCATTACTAGCTTCTTCTCAGCATTAGCTACATCAGCCAGTTGAGCAAGCTTATCCGACAGTCCATCTATATACTGATTAGACTGCGGATTGGTAAGCATGTCATAGACTTCTTTAGCAGTACGTTTCAGTCCTTTATGGCCTGCACGCGAATAACCGAAGAAGCAACGACGAGCATAGCCAGTCTCAAGCATGGAGAACAATTCTTCCTCCACCTTACCACCGTCAAGGAGCTTGGCAGGAGTACCGAACAGAAGCATATTGGTAGGCGTACCTCCAACAATCTCTTCATTGCGACGGTTATCGGCAGTACTCTTGATCAACTTTGGTTTGATCAATCCCTTGTCGTAGAGTTCAAGGAATGCGGTCATGACTTCAGTATTGGCGAGCAGGTTGGAACCAATCTCATCAATCTCAAGATTAATAGAACCAGTACCTGCCATAAGCAGCAAGTGACGTAACTGTTTAACCGCAGGAGTAGTGCCAGAATCGAAACTGAATACCATGGTTCCAGATTCGTTAAACTCCTTCTGGACACGTTCCAGTTCCTTATCTGGATCAACCATTACACCGCTACCATTAAGGTTAGCGTTTTTACGGTTAGCTCGTGCTACAGCAAGCTTAGGTAAGTTAAGCTCAACCAGATATGGGAATGTCTCAGTCAAGTAGCGTTCACGGAAGCCCTTGATAACATGTTCTTCCATAATGTTGGTGGAGAAGCCCTTACCAGAACCTGACGTACCGAGGTTCAGCGCATACATACTAACCGGGATATCCCCACGATCATGAGTCAAGATCGTAGTACGCATCATAGATGCGAGCTTGGCGAAGTAGTAGGCAACTGAAACTCGGAAGAATAGAGGGCTGAAGTTTTGAGTCCGCTCTTGAAGAATCTTAACGACTTCTTCGGTAATTGGATGAAACTCCATGTCTTCAATTAGTTTCATTTATTTTCCTTGGGGTAAAAGATTAACCTGACGGAGTAGGTGACCAGATGCAATCAGTCGATCCTTCTGTCCGCAGACACTATATGCAGCACAATGGTTGCATGCTTTAACCTGACCGGGTACTACGATAACTTCACCTTTACCACCCTTCTCAGTAAACTTATGGCTATTGGCTTCGGTTAAGCTAGTGAAGTTCTTTGAACTCTTCTTAGCGCCTACTACACCATTAGCGTAGTACTTGTACACTGTCTTGGTACGCCAAAGATCGTCTTCACCGCAGTCAGGTATATCTTCATCCTTGGCTTCCATATAAGTATCAATCTCAGCCAATTTCTGTAACACCCATTGTTCCATAGCTGTCAGTGACATAAGATTAAATGTCTGTACTGCAAATGGTTGGCTTGGATAGTTAGGATCAGTACCTACCATAGCAGGCATCCAGTCCTTGAAGATATGAATAATATCCATTTGGTCTTGACTGATCTTCTTGGGATCAAGCCAACGATACAAGCTACCTTGCATGGTTTGTTTATACGCATTAACCTGATTCATGTATGACCAGATAGTAGCTGTCTTAAAGTCCTGTACACGTCCTTCACCAATGAAGTCAAACTTACCACTAACAGTCCACTTACCAACTT